AGTGTGTTTGGACATGTAGGTATATTAATAGATAAGCCGCAAATTGACGGGGCTGACGCAGTAAGGACTATTGCACAAGATAAGGCTGATAATACGTATCCGTTTATCACGTCATTCACTCCGTTGAATATACTAGATTGGAAAAGCGGTAGGGTCAATGGTCGCCCTGTTTTATCATATTTAAAACTGCGTGACGATGACAACAACTACAGGGTATGGACGCGTAAAAGCTTTGAAGTATGGGGCATTGATGGAAAAACAAAAACGCCAATCTTATTAAGTAGCGGAGCGAACGCTCTAGGCGAGATTCCTTTTATTTTTATGTATAACAAAACATCGGGCTGTAAATATATTGGTCAATCAGATGTAAAAGAAATCAGCCGTATTGATATTGCTATTTTGCGCTTATTATCGGGCAGTGACGAGGTTTTTAGCCTTGCGTCATTCCCTATGCTAATGAAACCGTACCTGCCGCCTGGGGTTAAAGATGAGAATATTATTGGAGCGGCCAATGTTATTGAATTTGACCCTAAAAATCCAGATAGCAAGCCCGAATGGTTACGCACTGAGATAGCAGAGCCAATCAACGCAGTGATGATGTGGATTAATAACCTTATCACTGAAATGTATAAATCAGTACACGCAGGCGGTTTAAATGCGAATGGACAGGTAAAAAGTGGCGAATCATTAGCACGTGAATTCCAAACGCTTAATGCTTTCTTAGCCAAGAAAACCAAGCTGTCAATCATAAATACCGAAGAAAGTGTACTGTATTTCTGGCTTAAATGGCAAGGACAAGACGAGCTTTACGAAGGCGTTACAATAGACAGGCCTCTACAATTCGATATTAGCGCGCTGGTTGATGAGCTGGATAATTTTGCAGTAGCTAAGACATTAGTCAACAGCCCAACATTCGACAAAGCATTGCAAAAGGTTATCGCTAGAAAAGTTCTGGCTAATTCAACCGCGATTGATGAGGTCACCATAAATGATGAGATAGATGCGGGTGCAGTGGCATTCGATTCAGGCGATGGGGCTGATGTTAATGTCGATATTAATAACGATACCGCATAGGGTATGAAAACAACCCCGTCACGCATAGAGAAATCGCTAGACAAGCAGAGCGCGAGCAATGAAGCTGCATTAGTCCATGCTATCAAAAAGCTTGAAAATAGGGTTATAGAGCTATCTTCTGATCTACCTGCAAAGGGCGGAACATCGCGAAAATTGGCAGCGACACGAAAAATACTAAAAGAAACACGCGCTGAATTTACTAAAATATACGGCCATGCGGTTAATAATGTGCTGTCTAATTTTAAGCAGACAGACGCGCTTGTACTCGATCATTTTGGCGTGGCGACATATCAAGCAGTAACATTGGAAACATTAACATCACTCATTACCCTCAATAAATCTTTTCATGCGTCGCTTTCAGACCAAACTATTGATAAATTAAGCGCAATCTTTATAGATCATGCTATTACTGGTGGCGATAAAAATACGCTTATTGACTCAATACGCGGTGCATTGACAGGCGGTGTTGAAGGCGCAGGCAGGGCAATGGAATCGCATTCTCGCACAATAGCCCAAGATGGGCTGATGACTTATTATCAGCAATCTAACAATGCCGTGGCAAAGCAAGCGGGCGTTGATACGTTTGAATATTATGGCAGCCTAATAAAAGACTCGCGCCCGTGGTGTTCCGATCATGTCGGAGAAGTATACACGCGGGCTGAGATTGATGCTTTTGATGATGATAGTTGGGCAGGTAAAAAAGCTGGCTCAACTTTTGTTAACCGTGGTGGATATAATTGCCGGCACTTTTGGGTCGCAGTGGTTTAAAAGCCATGTCACACTTAGTTGCTCGGTTGTTATTTAATGTTATACTCACTCCAGAAACCCAGCGTAAAGCTGGTCAGCGTAGAGCTGTTTACTAAAAGAGATAAAAATGAAATTAAAATTAGATGAAAATGGAAGAGCTTTTGTAATTGATGGCAAGCCAGTTGTTGTAAAAGACGACGGGTCAGAAGTGGCTTTCGATTATATGGCTAATGTTTCAAAGATTGCTGAGCTGAAAGGCGAAGTAGACACTCTTAAAACAAGTGTTAGTGAAGCAACGGCAAAGTTTACAGCTTATGGTGATATTAACCCCGAAGATGCAGCAAAAGCATTGGAGATGGTTAAGAATATGAAAGACGGTGTTTTAGTTGATGCTACAGAAATCAGCGAAAGGCATAAAGCCGAGTTTCAGAATCAAGCTAATGTTTTTCAGGCTAAATTGGATGCTAGCAGATTAGAAGTTTCAAAACTAATCGAAGACAATCGTATAAAAACGCTTGGCTCAGCATTCGCAAATTCTAATTTCATTAAAGATAAAACAACACTGCCGGCGGATATTGCATTAGCAACATTCGGCCATAACTTCAAAATCGAAGATGGTGATTTAGTACCGTATTTGAATGGCAACCGTATCTTATCGCAAGATAGGGCGGGTGAAAATGCTACTTTTGAAGAAGGTATTACAATCCTGATTGGCGGATATGCTAATAAGGACAGTATCTTAAAGTCCCCTAATAACGGTGGCTCTGGTGCTGGCGGTGGAAACAACAACGGTGGTGGTCAAGAATCGCCAAGAACAACTCAGCAGAAATATACCTCTGGGTTGGAAAAATTAATGAAATAACATAATAGGTTAATAAATGTCTACTCAAACTTTAGCGGAAGCAGCAAAATTAATTAGCGATGAAATTGTCCAAGGCGTAGCCGAAGATATAATTACGACTAACCCCATGCTAGCTGTATTGCCATTCATCGGCTATGCAGGTCAAGGAATGATCGTAAATCGCGAAAACGCGCTAGGTAATGCCGGCGTTTATGCAGTTGGCGCAACTATCACTGATAAAGCAGCAGCTACTTACACGACTGCTATTTTTAAAGCAACTAAACTAATCGGCGATGCTGAAATGGATGGCTTAGTACAAGCACAGTCTATGGGTGCAGGCGTAGATCAGTTGGCTTTAGAGATCGGAAGCAAAGCAAAATCAATCGGGCGTTTATTCCAAACTGGAATGGCAACCGGTACAGGCACATCACCTGAGATGAACTCATTTCATACGCTTGTTGATGCAGCTCAGTACACAACAGCTTCAGCAGGCCAGGTATTATCATTGGCATTGCTTGATGAATTGCTGGACTTAGTAAAAGCAAAAGATGGCGAAGTTGATTTTATCAGCATGAACGGTCGTACTTTACGCAGCTATAAGACTCTGATTAGAGCATTAGGTGGCGTAAATGAAGTAATGGCGTTCACTATGCCGAACGGCACTACTCGTAACGTTTCTGTGTATGAAGGTATCCCTATCTTCCAGAATGACTATCTTTCTGTTGCTGAGACAGCTAACGGTGCAGCACTAACTACTGGTGCATTAACTTCGGTTTATGCGGGTGTTTTCGATGACGGCACAGAGAAGGTTGGTGTTGCAGGTATTCACCCAGTGGCTGTCCCAGCGGGTATTGTTGTTGAGAACATCGGTAACTCTGACAGCAAAGATGAGCAAATCGTTCGTATTAAGCAGTATGCTAACTTTGCATCTTTCAACCGTCGTGGTATCGCACGTCTAACTTCAATTAGCAACTAATTGAAATTATAATTACTAAGCGGTGTAAAATCCGCTTAGTCTTTAATTATTTTATGGAGCATAAAAATGGCTGTAGAAAAGAAAGTGAAAGTAAAGGCTAATTCCGACCAAGATGGCGATACAGTGATACTCTGGGGCGTTATATTTGTTCGCGATGGCAAAAGACTGGTTGCAGAGTTAGGCAGCAAAGAAGCTAAAGAGATGGCTGATGCTGGACGCGTGGTAATTATCTAATGGCTTATTCGTCTGATGCCGACCTAATAAAAGCACAAAAAGACATAATGTCTTTAGGTGTATTGAGCTGGGAGGCGCAGCATTCGGAAGCTGCTTTGATTATTGACAGAGCTTTGCGTGTGCAATGGTATGAGCCGTTAGCACGTTATCCTCGTGATGATAGTTCTGGCCTAGCGGTTAGCGGTGGCTTTACTTATGAACAATTCGACCCTGAAAAGTTGCTGGATTTATTACAGCTAAAACGGCTCTCAGTTTATAAGACGCTAGAATTATCTTATTTATCAGTAATGATGGATAGCACTGAAAACAATCCGTTTAAAATGAAAATGGAAATGTTTAAAGAGCTTTACGATATTGAGTTAGTGGCAGTTTTACAAGCTGGCATCACTTATGATTGGGATGGTTCGGGCGATGAAGACCAAGTAGAAACTAATATACAACGTGCCCCCCGTGTGATAATGCGATGACTGATATTAGCGTCACTATTGATGATAAGCAGCTTATTGATACACTGGAAAGCATGGGTCATATCGCTAGCGATGCTATTAATTTTAGTCGGTTAGGTTTAAAAGTTAAGCAGAATATTTTAAGACGCACGAAAGACGGTGTAGATATAAATAAGACTGCTTTTAAACCTTATTCGCCGTCTTATTTTATCCAAAAGTCAGTTACTCATACCGATACTACTGTAAACCTTCAGAACTCTAATAGGATGCTTGCTTCTATACAGGTATCAGCTAATGATAATAGCTCTATGTTATTTTTTGCTGATGCCGAGAATAGCGAAAAAGCATTAGTGCATAATAGTGGGATTAACGGAATGCCAAAGCGTGAGTTTTTTGGCGTTAATTCTGATGATGAAGCAGAGGTTTATGATATAGCAATCAGTGATATTCGGCAATTTCTAGGAAGCTTATAATGAATTATTTTGATATTGAGCCGTTAATAAAAGCTAGGTTAAATGAAACTGTTAACGCATTACCTGCGGGTCACGTTGTTTCATCGTATGATTTAGTTAATGTTAATGAGCAATCTCAAGTCAATCCAGCGATTCATATTTTATACAATGGTGATAATGTAACGACATCAGCGTGTAATAAAATGACTCAAAAGTTTGAACAAAAGTGGCTGATTATTGTAGTCACTAGAAATATGCGAGTAGCGGGCGAGAATAGTGCATTAGTCGACTCCGGTGAAGTTATTATGCAGATGTTAAAAGCACTGCAAGGATGGAAGCCGAGCAATGAGTTTTCACCGCTTCAACGTATTGACGCTTCAAGCTCACCAGCGTATAGACATGGGTTTTCATATTTCCCGTTTCAGTTTTCTACAAATATGATTGTTAATGGCGCAGCGTAGTTTTTTAATATTA